TGGAAAACTCACAAGAAATATCAAACATAGTGTTTATGAAAGCATCGATAGAGAAATGTTTTCTGATAAGTTCATCGTGGACTTAGACCTGAGAACAAGTGGTATCCAAATTAACAAAAAATCGTTCATGAATTTGGAAATAAATCTCTACACAACGATAGATATCGATTTCAAAGGTTCACGACTCAAAGAAAGTATTAAAAAAATCATCCGAGAAATTTACAAAGATTGTGTTATAAAAAATGATTATTTCACATTTACACTAACCAAAGAAAAAGAAAAAATAAAAACTACGGACTAACATTATATTTATCTTAAAAGATTATAATGAAAGATTTACGTATTCTTGGTCCTCGAGAAAGTGGTAAGGGTATTCTAATAGAGATGGACGCGGGGTTTATTTCCCCTAAAGACCCTCTTAACGAAGAAGTACTTAGAGAAAGAAAAGAATTGGATTATAGAAATCCATTTGAATTTTATGCCGTACTCCAAAAATATGGTGTACCTAATAGAAACGGTAGAGTTTATCCTGAAAAAATTCTCAAAAGAGAAGCTGACAGATACAAAACAGCAATCAAAAAAGGTTTATCAACATCTGAACTAAATCACCCCGAATCTTCATTAATCGATTTGGACCGTGTTGCTCACATCATCACCGACATTTGGTGGGATGGTCACATTTTAATGGGTAAGTTAAAATTACTCACCTCACCCGGATTTCACGAAAGTGGAATCGTTTCGACCAAAGGCGATATTGCGGCTAACCTAATGAGACAAGGTGTAACCATGGGTGTGTCTTCTCGTGGTGTTGGGTCACTTAAAAAAGTTGGAGAACAAAATGAAGTACAAGATGATTTTGAACTTATCTGTTTTGACTTGGTTTCTTCACCTTCAACACCTGGTGCTTACCTATTTAATGAACCCGAAGAGAGAAGTATGTACGAAGAAAACCTCGATGAAGAAAGAAAACAAAAAATTTCTGACTCTGGAATGGGTGCGTCTGTTGATTTAATGAAAAAATTAACCGATTATTTAAGTCGTTAATTTTTAATTTAATTTATTATGGATGAAAAATTCTTTGTAGCTAAGATTGTATATGACCTTCCCGATGAAAACACAGGCAGAGTCAAGAAAATCAGAGAAGAAAAACTTGTAAACGGTTTCTCAGTCACAGACGTTGAGGCGAAAGTAACCAAGAAATACACAGGGTTTCAACACGATTGGAGAATAGTCTCAGTTGTAGAAAGCAAAATCGATGAAGTAATCGATTAATTTTAAGGTGGGTTTTCCCACCTTTTTTTTATCCCGTATCTAACCTTTTTTTGAAATGGGGGGTTAGAAACGGGATTTTTTATTTTAAGAAACTATTTATAAGGTAAATTAAACACAATTTACATGCAAGAAACTAAAAATTTAGTTGAAGAGGCACTCATTCAAATGAAAAATGTTGAGGAGGTAATTGCCGAAAACGCAAAAGGAATACTTGCTTCTACTATGAAGGAAGAAATCAGTCAATTAGTAAAGGAATCTCTTTCTGAACAAGAAGAGGATGAGGTTGAAATGGATATGGAGTTGGAAATGCCCGATATGGACATGGAAGATGACATGGATAATATGGAGGACGAATTGGAAATGGATTTCGATGACTCCGAAGAGACTGTCGACATGACTGACATGTCTGATGAAGAAGTTGTTAAAGCTTTCAAAGCGATGGGACCTGAAGATGGTATCATTGTGGTAAAAGATGATAACGAAGTTCACATCACCGACGAAAACGAAGACGTTGAATACATCGTAAAACTTGATGAATCTGAAATGGATGAAGAAGAGGATATGATGGAAGAAGAAATGTATGAGGAAATGGATTTTGCGGAACTTGACGTTCAGGAAGATGCTGACCTTAATGCTGTTTTAGATTCACTCTACAAAAGAGATTCAATGTCAGAAGAGGAAGACGACGATGACATGGAAGAAGAAGTTATGTATGAGATAGAAATGGACGAGGAAGATATGGAAGAAGAACTTGAAGAAGGTTCTGATTCTGAAGATTATGACCTCACCGAAGCTAAAATGACTGTAAAACCAAAAGGCGTTGGAATGGGTCACCCTAAGTTTAAGTACGATAGTACTTTACCTAAGAAAGGGTTTGATGACCATAAAAAGGCTGGACCTAAAGCTATGGGAACTGGTAAAGCTAAGTTCGAGTTCAAGGAAGGTGAAATGGAAGAAGGCAAGGATAAAAAATTCGGCTCTAACAAACACGAGTACAAACGTAAGGATGTGAAGGGTGTTGAGAAGAAAGCTGGTGACAAAGATGGAGACTACAAAGACTACGAAGGGAAATTCGGTGGTAACAAAGGTGATAAGTCTAAGACACATCCTGGCAAGAAAGACTACGAAACCAAAGAAGAAACGAAAGAAGCTGCTAGAACTTATGGTATGGGTTCGAAAGAAGGTAGAGGATTGAGAAAAGGTATCACAAACAATAGAAATTATGTTTATGGTAATAATGGTGTAAAAGTTGAATCAATCGATGCAGAATTAAAAATGTTAAGAGAAAAAAACGAAGAGTACAGAAAAGCACTTAACGTTTTTAGAGAGAAACTCAACGAAGTTGCTGTTTTCAACTCGAATCTTGCATATGCAACAAGATTGTTCACTGAACACTCCACTACCAAGAAAGAAAAAATCAATATATTGAGAAGATTTGATTCTGTAGAAAGTTTGAAAGAATCAAAACAACTCTATAAAACTGTCAAAGATGAACTTTCAACTGTAGAAACTAAAAATATTTCTGAAAGTGTTGAAAGACAATTGAACACGAATAAAACTTCTGGTTCATCTGCAACTTTGATAGAATCTAAGACTTATGAGAATCCTCAATTCATGAGAATCAAGGATTTGATGTCTAAGATGTAAAAAAAAATAAATAAAATTCCTTAAACAAAAATTAAAAATGGGAGCATTATTAGAAAGTGGTCTTGTTGGTAACATCGGTCTTAAGCACCTTAAAGTTATCAAAGAAGATACAATCAACAAATGGGACAAGTTAGGTTTCCTTGAGGGACTTAATGGACACCTTAAAGAGAACATCGCTCAGTTGTACGAAAACCAAGCGTCATATCTCATCAACGAAGCTGCATCAACTGCAGATACAGGTTCATTCGAAACTGTTGTATTTCCAATTGTAAGAAGAGTATTCTCTAAGCTTTTGGCTAACGACATCGTTTCTGTACAAGCGATGAATCTTCCTATCGGTAAGTTGTTCTACTTTGTACCAAACATTCAATCATATCGTGGAGAAAATTTGGACCAACATTGGGCACCATTCGGAGCACCTAATGCTGAAATTGACCAAACTCCAACTAGTGGATACGACTATAACACTCAAAAAGACCTTTACGATAGATTCTACGAAGGTAATGAACCAGCTTTGGACCCTCCTGGTCTTTACGACTACTCTAAAGGTTCATTCTCAGCTTTAACACCAGGTGTTACTGCAGGTGTTGCTGGTGGTACTAGAACTGTTGTATGGGCAGGAAGTGAATTGGTTGTTTCAGGTTACGGATTAAGCGACTATCGTAAAGTACTTATCGTACTTTCTGGATTTGCGTCTGCGGGTGCGGGTCAACTAATCGGACCTAACGGTCAACCAATGGATACCGAAGAATTCTTAACTGACCTTCAAATTCGTGGTGCAGCAGGTAACGCTTACACTTCAGGTAATACAGGTAACAACTATCTATTTAGAGTTGTTACTCAAAGATACGGTAAGGGTATTGTTGAATACGGGCGGGATGTTAATTTGACTTTCCCTAACAGTTTAACTGATGGTGGAACTTACTACAACGTATGTGACGCTGAAGGAAAAATCTACCTCGAAATTGATTTACAAGTCCCTGTTTGTATCTCTTGTGGAGACTCTTCACTTGACGGTTACACAGGTTCAACTTTTGCATCAACCGACGCTAACAACCAAGCATTCCTTGCGACTTACAGAATCTACAAGAATCTTGAATTCGAAGATAAAATTGGTGAAGTTTCTTTCGACCTTCAGTCTGTGACTGTTTCGGTTACCGAAAGAAAACTTAGAGCTCAATGGTCTCCAGAAATGGCGCAAGACGTTGCAGCATTCCACAATATCGACGCTGAAGCTGAATTGACAGCTTTGTTGTCTGAGCAAGTGGCTGCTGAAATTGACCGCGAAATCTTGAGAGACTTGAGAAAAGCTGCATCTTGGAACCTTCGTTGGGACTACAACGG